GGACGGGAGCCCTCAGACCGGCATTATCCGACAGGTTAGGCAAGGCGTTGTTTATATCGACACCTAAGTCTCGTAATTGGTTCTGGGAACATTACCAGAAGGGAATAAGCGGTGAGGAGGGCTGGGCGAGCTTCACCTTTCCGACCAGTGCCAACCCTTACATACTTCCGTCAGAGATCGAAGCGGCGAGGCGTGACCTTCCAGAGATGATATTCAGGCAGGAGTACCTTGCGGAGTTTATCAACCAGGACGGGTCAGTCTTTCGCAGGGTGCAGGAGGCGGCGGTATTAGAACCTACCGAGCCGACACGGGGAAGGCAGTACATCGCTGGGGTAGACGTTGCGTCAAGCGTGGATTACACGGTTGTGACCATACTCGACAGCGAGACGAAGGACATGGTTTATCTTGACCGCTTCAACCGTGTGGATTACCCGGTGCTGATTGACCGGCTTGCTGCGGTGTACGAGAAATGGGACTTGTTCAGCATGGTCATTGAGGCGAACTCCATCGGCAGGCCTGTCATTGATCACATGCTGGAAAGAGGGCTAGGTGTAATCCCGTTCACTACAACGAGCGCGACCAAGCAGAAGATCATACAGGACTTACAGTCTGCATTTGAGCATGGGACAATCCGCATTATCAACAATCCGATATTAGTAGGTGAGTTATTGAGTTTCGAGAGCAAGCGCAACAATTCGGGATCGTTTTCGTACAGTGCGCCGGAAGGTATGCACGATGATACGGTCATGAGCCTCGCAATCGCGTGGAACGGGTGTTCCGGCGATAATTGGCTGGTTAGCTAGGAGGACTATGGCGAATAAGACATTGTATTTATACACTGACGGGAAAACGATCAAGAATATCGACTTGCCTCAGTACCCGGATTCAGCCTGGAATTTCATCACGGGCGAGCCTGAGAATGCGAACCAGGCTGATACGTATTACTCCACCGTTGCGCCGGTATTCCGTGTGGCGAACCTGTCCGCTGACGCTGTTGCTAATATTCCGTTTGCCATCGTCAAGGGAGATCAGGACTTTGACTCTTCCGAATCCTGGCAAAACAAAGTCGGTTTCCTGCCAAACCCGAAGGAATTACTCAGGCTTTGGCGTCTGTCCCTGTTTATGACCAACCAGGCTTACGGCTTCATGGAGGGCAACAAGGCGATAAAGAACATGCGCTATATTGTCCCTACCACCATCAAGCCGATAACCAGTAAGGACGCCGGGCTTATTGGCTTCAAGCGGGTATTAGGGACTGAGGAACGGAAATACAGCCTTGACGAAAACCGGATATTCTACGTCTGGCGGCTGGACCATACCACAGAACTTTTACCCTCGAAGAATACGGAATTTCAGGCACTCATGGCAGCTGCTGGGGTTTTGTTCTATTCGGATTACTACGTGCAAAACTTCTTCCAGCGGGGCGGTATCAAGCCGACAATGCTCATGGTCAAGGGCGTGCCGAACCCTGCCGAACGCGAGAAGATAGAGAACATTTGGGACAAGGTCGTACACGGCTGGACGAAGTACCTCGGTAAAGTGTTCAATGCAGAATCTTTAGAGCCTCACGTTATCGGTGAGGGCATTGACAATATCAAGGACTCGACACTCAGGCAGGACAAAGTCGAGGACATAGCAATGGCAGCCGGAATGCCTTTATCGCTGCTCCTGTCAAACTCTGCTAACTACGCCACCGCACAAGTGGAATACGCCGTCTGGTTCAGGGACTCAGTTATTCCCTGGGCGAACTTCATTTCAGGCGAGATGAACCGGCAGCTATTCAACCCATTGGGTTTGAGGTTTGAATTCCGGCCCGAACTGTCCGAACACGGGCAGGAGGAAGAGGTACAGCGGGCGAGTGCGTACAAGGCTTATATTGACGCCGGAATGAGACCGAGCATCGCTGCCCAGGTGGTAGGCATTGACCTGCCCCCTGACATTGAGTTTGACGCGCTGGATGAGAATTTCGACAAGCCGGTCGAGGAACCGAAGGAAGAAGAACAGAAGGACGAGGAACCGCAGAAGACCGCAATGACCATTGAGCAGTTGAGGGAATTGGAACTGTGGCAGTCCTTCGCCTTCCGCAAGCTGAAGCAGGGGAAATCCTTAGACTTCCCATTCGTCTGCAAGACCTTGACCGAGGACATAGCCAGCCGGATTCGTGAAGCACTTCCGAATTGCCGGACTGAGCGCGAGATAGAAACCGTGTTCAGTTTATCTCACCAGGAAGCCGGTGACATGAAAGACCTGGCTGTTGCGATCACAAGGGCGGTTGAGGCTTTAGTATGACAGACCTGCAAGACCTGTTACTTACCGCAGTCAAGCGCACGGTCATGGAATATCCGGGCGTGCTGGACAACCTGAGAGGGACGGCGCGCTGGGTCGGTGAGGTGTGGGCGTACAAGGTCAATGCACCGGATGACGACCAGCGGCGCAAGGATGAACGCAAGCTGACAAGGATTATGGAAACCTATCTTGCGGATCAGTTTGAACGGGTACTGAAAGAGATACAGAAGGATGACCGGGTAAAGTCTATCTATGACATTACCTTTTGGATGCTTGAGGAAGAGGAATTCTGGGAAGAGATAGCAGGCACATTCGTTGGCATACTCCTGAATGCGGTAGAAGGCGGGATTCTGCTACTCACAGGGATGGAAGTCAACCTTGATGCGGTCAACCAGAGAATAATCCATTATGCCAGGACTTACCGCGACACCTGGCTTCACAGGATCAATACCACCACCCGCGAGACTGTGCAAGACGCTGTTACGGAATGGCTAACAGCCGGGGATAAGTTAGACACCTTGAAAGCGGTGCTGGAAGGCACGTTCAGCAAAGTGAGGGCTGAGAGGATCGCAGTGACAGAGGTTACTAGGTTATACGCACAAGGAAACCAAATGGCATGGCGTGAGTCCGGCATGGTTGACAAGTTCAAGTACATGACCGCAGAGGACGATAAAGTCTGTCCCATTTGCAGCGATTACGGACGGGGTGACAAGGAATACCCGCTTGAGGACTTGGACGCCATGATACCTGCTCACGTAAACTGCCGCTGCTGGGCGCAGCCGGTTGTGAACATGGAACGGGCAGCCGATGACATTGCCCGGATACTGAGGGGCGAATGATAGAGATACACGTAGAGGGAATGGATAGGATTGTCAGGAAGTTTGCCGGTTATCCTGGGCGCATGAAAACCGCCATTGATAAAGCAATGTGGGCATCGCTTGAACATTTACACGAGAATGTTCCCCCCTACCCTCCCGCTCCGCAAGGTTCAACATACACCAGAACCGGAACATTAAGCAGATCTTTAGGTTCTGGTTTTGGGGGTGGAGCAAGCGGTGGCAAGCCTACGGTTTACAGCGTGACCGGCTCCGGTACTCAGACCATCGGTAAGTTTGGCACAAATCTAAACTATGCGCAATACGTTATTGACCCAGACAGACAGGCGTGGATGCATAAGGGGCGTTGGTGGACTATGACACACATCAAGAATAAGTCTGTCGACAAGATCAAGGCCTTATGGGACGACATAGTCAAGAAGGCAATTAGGGACTGACACAATCGAACAAGGCTATCTGCTGGCGGCGGGTGCTGCGGCGGGTAAGACCTGGCGGTTCGTGGTTACGAAGCCGAACAAGCGCATTTGCGTTCTGTTTGGCTTGTTTGTTTGAGGAGGTTTCATGGATGAAAACCTAGTTATTTTTGGGGATGCAGTCAAAGCTCTCGGTGAGGGGAAAGTTGGCGGGTACATCGTCCGCTGGGGAAACCCAAAAGACGTTGACCTGACCGGCGATTACTTCACTCCTGAGACTGACCTGGGCATCGAAGAGGGTGACCGGTTACCCGTTTACTACAATCACGGCTATGACGGCGTGATGAAAAACCGGAAGTTAGGCAAGGGAGGCGTCAAGTTTGATGACGTTGGCGCGTGGTTGGATGCACAGCTTGAAATGCGAGACGAGTATGAAGAGCAAATCTACAAACTGGCTGAAGCTGGAAAGCTGGGCTGGTCTACTGGTGCTGCTGGTCATTTAGTTGAGCGTGTGTCAATCGGTAAGTCATGGGAGATCAAATCCTGGCCGATCGCAGAAGCAAGCCTAACCACACAGCCGGCGGAATACCGCAATGCTGCTGTCCCTGTCAAGTCGTTATACCAGCCTGATGAAAGTCAAGATATTACCACCGAGGAGGTCACTATGACCGAAGAAATC